TAAAGAAGCTGGTTTCTATCAAGGTGTAGTCTATAAGTATGGTAGGGTTACACCACACGAAGAAGATGGTAAGTTACGATTAGAATTTGAATGGCAAATATTGGATTCAAATGGATTAGCAAAAGAACATTTTAATGATGATTTTTTTGACTTGATTGGTGACGTACTTTATGATATAATGGATAAACAATTGAAGGATGGAACACTACAATATGTCAACACAGACTCAGACAATTGAGAGAACAACTCTCACAAATTTAATTTATAATGAGGACTATACAAGAAAAGTCCTACCGTTTATAAAACCAGAGTATTTTGCAAACCGTAATGAAAGGGTTGTATTTGAAGAGATTGAAAAGTTTCTAGATAAGTACAATTCATTACCTACAAAAGAAACTCTAACTATCGGTATTGATAATCGTAAAGACATTAATGATGAAGACTATAAGAAAGTTGTGGATATCATTAGTACACTTGATAAGACTGAAGTGGACTTACAATGGTTACATGACGAAACCGAAAAGTTCTGCAAGGACAAAGCCATATACAACGCTGTTCTTGATGGAATAAGTATTATTGATGGGAAAGATAAGAATAGAACTCCAGAAGCTATTCCATCTATTCTTTCTGATGCACTTGCTGTATCATTTGACCTATCAGTAGGACACGACTATGTTGAAGATGGTTTGGATAGATATGAGTTCTATCACAAGAAAGAGGTAAAGATACCATTTGACTTGGACTACTTCAACAAAATTACGAAAGGTGGTTTACCACAAAAGACACTAAATATTGCACTTGCTGGAACTGGAGTTGGTAAGTCTTTGTTCATGTGTCACATGGCTGCGTCTACACTTATGCAAGGTAAGAATGTTCTGTACATCACACTAGAGATGGCAGAGGAACGAATTGCAGAACGTATTGATGCAAACTTAATGAATGTAACTATGGATGACTTACACTCACTCCCTAAAAAGATGTTTGAAAGTTATCTTACAAAGATAAACAAAAAGACAAATGGAAAGTTAATTGTCAAAGAATACCCAACTGCGTCTGCTCATGTTGGAAACTTTAGAAGTCTGATTAAGGAACTCGCACTCAAAAGAAGTTTCAAACCAGACATTATTTTTATTGACTATCTGAATATATGTGCGTCTTCAAGGTTTAAAGGAAATGCAAATGTTGGTTCATACTTTTATATTAAAGCGATTGCAGAAGAACTTAGAGGACTTGCCGTTGAAACAAACGTACCGATTATGTCAGCGACACAAACTACTAGAGGGGGGTTTGTCTCAAGCGACATTGGGTTGGAAGATACGTCAGAGAGTTTTGGTCTACCAGCTACGGCTGACCTTATGTTTGCTCTCATCTCTACAGAAGAACTTGAAGACCTCAATCAAATCTGTGTAAAACAGTTAAAGAACAGATATAATGACCCTACTATGAATAAAAGATTTATATTAGGTATTGACAGAGCGAAAATGAGACTGTATGATGTTGAACAAGAAGCACAACGAGACTTGGTAGATAGTGGACAAATCAATGAAGAGCCTGTATTCGACAACACTCCATTTGCTGGAAAGACTAGCAAATATGACAAATTTTCGGACATCAAGGTCTAAGGTAAAATATTACCATGACATTAATGTGAACACTAAAAAGTGGGAAGTGATTGAACTTCCTACTAGAAAGATTATTAAGGTTTACAATTTTGAAGATGATGCAGAACAAAAAGCAGATGTTCTGAATACAAATAAACCTTTTGGTGATTTCGGTTTTCCAAGTTTCTTAACGCATAAATAATACTACTATTATAGATGGGGTTTTTGGATAATGGAAGGTTTTAAAAAATATCTGAGAGAATTAACTGTATCTCCAGATTATCAAAGTAGAGGAACATTTAATCCGTTTTATGTTCTTGATATACCAGAAGATGATATTAGACCGTCAGTTGGTGACGGCACAATAAAGTACAAGAATGTTGATTCTGGCTCTGGTGAACTAATCAAAGATTATGGTGGTAAGTATCATTTCCAAGTTAATGTAAATGATGAAGATACTAATTATTATGTTATCACTACAAAATCAAAAGTAAAAGCACACTTTGGTCAAAGAACCAGAAAAGACTCAACTGCATCATCAAATGTGAATGAGTTTTTAACAGTATATTTTCTTCTTCATACAGACTACACAGACCCAAAAACTTTCCAATCAGAGATTGGTGGAAAGACAGGCAAAACTGGTGTTCTAAATGGTGAGGGTACAGATGTTACATATGAAGACCTTGTTGCACTAATAGACAAAGACGAAACTGCTGATAGAGATATTGAAATCGGATATCAAAATTCACTTGCAGTTAAATCTGATTTGTCTGGTACAATTGATAAAGTTTTTTGGGTGCCAAGAGGTAAACCAGATGGAGTTGGTGCAAAGAATCCATCTGATGTTATTATTAAATTATCTGATGGTAATTATGTTGGTTACTCTAATAAGATTGCATCTGGTACAGACGCAACACCAAAAATTAATACAAACATGACTGCGTTTTATTCTAAACTTGCAGACAGAAAACAATTACAAAATATTGAAAAAATGATTGATAATGCATGGAATGACGCAGCTTCAACTATTGATGTCACAACCCCAACTGCACACAAAGCAATAACTGCATTTAGTATTTCTGGTGAAGGATTTAGTGAAAGTTCTTCAAAAAGAGCGTTTGCAAATCTTGCTCGTGCGTTTCAAAAAGACAAATTAAAGTTCTATGCAGATGATTTTTACTATAAGTTTAGAAACAATTTAATATCTGCATTTTCCACATATATATCAGATTCAAGAAACATGATGTATCTTTTAAATACAGTTGGGTATTATACATATGATGACCCAGATGCAACACCTTGTCCATACAAACTTTTAATTGGTAGTGAAAAGGGTTCTACAATCAAAGATGTTTCTTCAGATGAAGAACAAAGACAAATATTCTTTACTAATAAATCTACAGAATTAACACAAGTTAGAACTTCTTATGATAAAAAAAGTCAAACTTTTAATCTTGCATTTGGATATAGACCATTAGGTAAAGTCATATCTGCACCAATTGTTTTAAGAACAAGAGCTGCTGGTGGTTGGTCTGGTAAAAGTTTATACATTACAACAAGTGGGTTTAAAGTGAAATGATTAATTTACTAGAGGGAAAAGAAGGTAAGAACCTACACTTAGAACATATAGAAGATGAGATATTAAACTTTGGTGTGCCTGGGGGTAGAGCTGCAATTAACTTTGTTCGTTCCCTAAGAGATATGCTTGCTGGAGAATCAAGGTCTTCAGTCAACATGACAGTCAAGTGGGATGGTGCGCCTGCAATATTCGCTGGTAAAGACCCAAGTGATGGTAAGTTTTTTGTTGCAAAGAAATCAGTATTCAACGCAACTCCAAAATTATACAAAACAGCCGCAGAGATTGATGAAGATGGTCTATCTGGTGCATTGAATACAAAGTTCAAAGTTGCACTAGAAGAGTTTTCTAAACTTGGTATCAAAGATGTTCTTCAAGGTGACTTGATGTTTACATCTGAAGATAAAGGTACAGAAAAAATTGATGGTAAGTCCTTCATCACATTCCAACCTAATACAATCGTATATGCAGTTGACCCTACATCTGATATTGGTAAAAGTATTAATAGTGCAAAAGTTGGTATTGTATGGCACACAACATATAAAGGTTCTACATTACAAGATATGAAAGCATCATTTGGTGCAGATATTTCTGGACTTACAAAATCAACTTCAGTGTGGATGGATGATGCAACTTATAAAGATGTATCTGGTAAAGCAACTATGACCACAAAAGAAACTGCTGAGGTTACTACACACTTATCAAACTGTGGTAAAACATTCCAAAGAATTAATGCACCTCTACTCAATAAGTTCTTGAGGTTACAAAATTCACTCACTGGTAAATTAGTTGGTGCGAGTTATAAAACATATAACAATACCAAGGTTCGTGCTGGTCAGGCTGTTAAAGACCCTAAAGGACACGCAAATGGTTATATTACTCATGTAGAGAATCATTTTCAAAAAGAGATTGAGAAACTAAAGACCCAGAAATCTAAGGATGTTCTGGAAACAAAGAAGACTGAATACGTTAGAGAATTTAAAAAGATGTTACCCAATCTGCAACAAGTGACTGCATTTCAGATGCACCTTGTAAATGCAAAGATGGGGATTGTGAAAAAACTAAATAGTGTTAAAGGTTTAACAGATACCTTTATCAAGACTAGTAATGGATTTAAAGTGGTTAACCCAGAGGGTTATGTTGCAATTGATAGGGTTTCTGGTGACGCTGTGAAGTTAGTTGATAGAATGGAATTCAGTTTCAATAACTTTACTGCAATAAAGGCATGGGATAAATGAAAACTTTAAAAGAAATGTTGTGTGAGAAGGCACCAGTAAAACCTACTAAATCTCCAATGCAAAGACGTAAGGAGATGGGTAGAAGGATGAAACTTCTTGCAAAGAAATCTTCCACAAAACTCAAGAAAAAGAGAGCTCTTCTCCGTAAGAGAGATACTGCTTCTCTTATGAAATCAGCACAAAAACAAGCAAAAATGACGGTCATCAAGAAACAGTTGGGGCCTGAAGTTAACTATAATGAACTTCCAATACAAAAAAGAATTCAAATAGACCAGAAGATTACTGCTAAGAAAGCAAAAGTTATTCAAAAGATGACTAAGAAAATTTTAAGAAAATTAAAAGCAGGAGAAGGTGAGAGAGTTAAGAAAGCAAAACTCGCTCAAGCGGAGGATTGATATGAAAACATTTTCAGAAGCAAGAGGTGACACTGCTATATTTACATTTGGTAGGTTTAATCCACCAACAACTGGTCATGAAAAACTTATAGATGCACTTGCAAAACAACAGTCTAAGAAC